GAGCGAACGTCGCGAGTAGTCCGTTGGCTTGTCCCAGAAACGAGGTGAAGCCACCACCAGAGGTTGTGACCTTCTTCGTCGCTTCGGCCATCTTGGTCAGAGATGCCGGCACTTCCTTACCCAGAGCCTGGAAGGCATCAATGCCTTTCACAGCGATGCTATTGAAGCTCGCCAGATCAGCCGCGGCGAACTTCGCCTTGCCTCCGAACACCTCGAACCCTTGGGCTGCCGCTACCGCTCGATCCGCAACCCGTTGCTGCGCATCGGTCACCTTCTGCATCGTCGCCTGCAGTGCTTCGATGGACTTCTTCGCCGCTTCCCCTATGGGAGTCTTCCCGAGCTTCGACAGATCGGCTTCAACGCTCTTGGCTTGGACACCAAGCTTCTCGAGCGCCTTCTGGATGCCCTCATCCTGGGCACCGATCTTCACCACTAAGGAGGTGATGGCTATGGCTTTACCCTCCGCGAGATCAGGTCTTTCCGCTGGATCGCTTTCTGACCCTTCACGCGCCTCGCGTTGATCATCCAGACCGCGAGATCAGCGAGCCGTTCGTGCGATCGGTTTTCGCGTTCCTTCTCGGCGTCCAGACGCCACGACAACTCCAGCGGAGTGAGTGCGCCGAACTCCACAGCCGAGAGTCGGAGGTATCCGATCCCGACGCGTTCCATGCGTTCACACCACCGCTGAAAGACGGTCATGCCGTCGTCGGCTCCGTCTGAGGCGTCTTCTCCTGGGTAGGGTTTGCCTCATCGCCGCCATCCCGACCCCAGACGCCTGATGCCTGAATGGCTTCCGTCAGCGCCTTCAGCAGATCGGCAGCGTTCCCGCCTTCGTCTACGAATCGCTGGATGAGTTCTTCGGCCTTCGTCTCGGTCATCCGATGGTCCGCGTGCCGAAGGCCATAACAGGTCATCAGCACCAACGCGTCGGTGGTCTGGCCATTCCTTAACAGGGTGGTAATGCCGTGCGTGGACGCGCGATCGAGCTCGCGAGCCGTCTTGATGGTGAAACGGAAATCGACCGGCGCCTTGCCGGGGATTAATTCAAATGGAACGGTCGTCATCCTCTACTCCTTGACGCGATAGAAGCTTCACGCTGCGATCGCGCCCGTGGTCAGCCCCGAAGGGCTGACGGGTGGGTCGTACTTAGAACGTCGCGACAGTGCGAGACGACACACGGAGCTCCACCGAGAACGTGGTGATTCCGTCCACGCTCGACTGCGGTCCGGTGTAGCTCAGACACGAGCACTTGCCGGTGATCTTGGTCTGACCAACCGTGGTGCCGCCTGGGCCATACTCGTAATCGAGTTGCTGCCGGCCTTCGATACCAGAGAAGAACGTCTCGGCAGCCGGTGACCACTTCCCAGATAGGCCGAAGCCCTTCGTCGCGAACCCTGGAATGATGTTTTTGATGGGAACGGCGACCCCAGGCTGGAACGTGGTCCCGTCGATCTCGTCCTGATCGCTGGACCCGTCCACACCATCGAGGTATGTGCTGATGTCCGTCAGCACATCGGCCGCGTTGTCGAGTTTGAAACTGGTTCCGATGCCACTGATGGCCATGCGCGTGACTCCTCTTGGTGTTCAAGAGGGACTCGTCAGCGCACGCACGGCGATCCGGCTTCCTTTGGGGATCGCGGGGAGTGCTCCCGCCCCGTGTTGTCTTACCGACTCAGTCGGTCTTCCGCTACCTTCAAGATGCCCCGCCAGAAATTGATCCGTCGGAACATATCGCTAATCGTGTCGCTGCGATCCTGACGCTGCGCCCATGTTTCCTGCACCGTCAACAACGCCCGAAAGTGCCTGATCTCCTGGGCAATCAGATGCACCGTATGCGGGCTCATGACGGCCGCGGGACGCTCGCCTTGCACATCGTGCATCGGTACTCCGGCGCTCCGAATGTCCCGACGTTCTCGGTCTCCAAGTGCGGGCACTGCGATCCGTTCGACAGGTCTTGACTCGGCATAGGACCATCGACCGTGTCCAGAACCGCTAGCATCGCGTCGATCTGCGCCCGCAGTGCCAGCAGTTGCGCCCGCAGGAGTTCGATCATCAGGCACCGCTAGACCACGGCGCCAGTCAACCGACGCATCAGCGCCAACGTGCCCGTAATGTCCGTGGCGTACCCCACGTACGAGATTCTGTTGGTGGAGACGAGATCGGCCTGTGGCGCGATACCACCAGCCGTGGCGCTCACCACGTACGTCGTGGTTTTCGCGGTGGTGCCACCGATATTGAGCGAACCATCGCCAGCGTAACTGACCGTCTGATTTACCGCGGCGCCGTTCAGCGCGATGCCCGCAAATGTCGCTTCCTCAGCCGTGCCGCTACTCTTGGCCTTCCACAACTTGCCGTCTGCGGTCTTGACGTACAGGGACTGCCCCGCCGTGATGGTCTCGCCTGCGATGCCGCTCTGGATCGTGGCAGCAATAGGGACAACGCTTGCCGCCGTAACGGTAATATCAGCCATGTGTTCTCGCTCCTCTATGCCGATTGATGCGCGGTGACTGCGAACGTACCAACCAGTTCGCGAGTCACGATGTTGTTAACCGTATCCTTCAAGAGATCCACACGCTGAAACGCCACGATAGCGGTCGGATATGCCGTAACCGTCAACGGCTGCCCATCCAATGCGCCCTTGATGATGTTCATGATCAGGAGCACTTCCGAATCGCCGCGGAACTGGCTGACAACACGGACTCTGACCGTCGCCTCGCCGCCCCACTTCGGATGATCTGGTGTGCCACCCATCGTGTTGAACGGCGTCTCATCACCAGCCTCGACCAGCACATACGGCATCACCGTCCCTGCCGCTGGCTGGTCAGTAATCCGAGCCACAGGCACGATCGCCGTCAGGGCTGGCGTGGCTTTGAGCTTCGCCAGAATAGCCGCATGAACCGGACCTAGTGCCAGCGTGCTCGCCATCACCCACCCAGCGCAGAGTTAATCGCCGCCTCAGTGCGGTCCACATGACCCTGCTCTTCATCCTCTGCGGCCGGCTTCATGTACGGCTGCGCGTCGATGTTGCGCGTCACGAACCCGAGTTCATACCAGACGCCATACACGGACGGATTCTGGTGAGCACTGGACCCACCACGCACCGCCAGCGTGACGTTGTCGATGCCCACTCGCCAGGACAACCCCTTGCCAGCCACCTGAATCGCCCGGATCAAGTCGCCCTTATCACGCGGCGCCCTGGCTCGACCGCCACGCTGCACCAGCCTTGCCGTCTGCTCACACGCTCTGCCCACCCGAGTCTTGATGTTGTCGCCGTCACGCTCCAGCGCATCCTTTAAGCCGTTGACGCCGGTCACGGTAAAAATAGCCTTCACTGCAACAGCTCCGACGCGTAGACGGTCAGCCACTGACGGTCGCCAGCCTCGTCACCGTAGCTGGTCACCTGAAAGTACCGGCCCTCGCTCGGATACGAGATCCGCATGTCTGACCGCACATCCTGCCGGTAGCGCATCGTGATGACCATCGCGTTGACCGACACCTGAGCACCGAATCGCAGCAGTTCATTCCCAGTCGCCGTCCGAATCTGTGCCGGGACTCTGGTGGCTACCGTCTCGTACCCATCACCGCTGGTCCCGGTTGGCCGCTGCAAATCCACATCAGCCCTGAGCTGCCCGACCTCGAGAGTCGCAGTCCTAGGCAATGACCGGATCCTTCTTCATCGCCAACAGGTTATTCACCGCTCGCCAGATCGAGTCGTCCGGTTCCATGTTGTCGCCGCGGTGTTCCCAGAGATGCGTGAGCAGCACCAGTACCGCCGCCTGTACGTCTCCGGGCACATTCGCCTCGGTCCAGAGCGGCGTAATCTCCCGCCACCACGCCGTGGAGTTGCACCGTCCCAGCACAAGCACGCTGGCCTGTTCGGCCTTCTGCTGGATGTCGAGGTCGTGGTCATGGCTATCCAACGGTTCCCGAAGATGGGCCTTCGCGTTGATGAGCGACACCAGCGCCATTACGTCGTCTCCACCAACTTGACGACAGGCACCGACACTGCATCACGGCCGTCCTTGCCGTTGCTCCCGCGCTTCACCATCAGCGTCCAGGCTTTAGACCCGTCTCCGGGCCGGCTCACAGTGGCCTCGTTGCAGTGCCACATGGACCCACCAGACGTCACGGCATGGCCCTTCTCGTACGCCTTGCCTTCCTGATAGACACCCGCGTAATCCAGCCCAGGGCGCCCATCCGTGCCGTCCTGACCATTCTTGCCGGCCGGTCCTGGCTCGCCCTGCGGTCCAGGCTGCAGCGGTCTGGACTCCAGCACGGCCACACGCTCACGGAGCGCAGAGTTCTCGCGAACCTCCAGCTTCAGTTCAGCCGTCAAGTCTGAGATGGCCTTCCGGAGCTCCACCACGGCCATGTCGGTCGGGCTTGGACCTTCCGAGCGCATCTCCAGCGTCTTGATCCGATCCTTCAAATCGTCAATGCCAGCCTCTGGCGGCAGCGCCAGTAGCGGCTGCATGGCTTTGGACTCAACCGCCACAACGCGATCCCGCACGTCACCGATCACTGACAGCCGTGCCTCGGCTGCGGCCATCCGCTCGAGCAACGGTGTGAGATCTGGCGGTTCCGGCAACTCAATCGGCTCTGGCTGTGGCTGGCTGGCTTTCGTCTCAACCGCCACCAGCCGATCCCGCACGTCGCCAATGACGGACAGCCTCGCCTCAGCGCCGGCCATCCGCTCGAGAATCGGCGTCAGGTCTGGAATCTCTGGAAGGTCCAGCGTCGGCACGGGGCGATCGGCTTTGGTCTCAGCCACCGCGACCCGCTCCCGCAAGCCATCCAGCACACCGAGCTTGGCCTTAATCGCATCCAGTTCTGTGTAGAGCGGTGTGAGATCAGGCGGCTCCGGCACGACCGGTACAGGGATAGGCCGATCCGCCTTCGTCTCGGCTACCGCCACACGTTCCCGCAACGAATCAACCGAGTCCACCCGTGTCTTCAGGACCGTCAAGTCCGCTTGCACAGGCGCGAGCGCTGACTTAATGATCGAGACGACCTGATCGACCAGCGCATTCGGATCAAACGGCATGGGTCCACCCGGCGTCTATCGATTTCTGATGGAGGATCGCGCCAATACTCGCGGCCATCTGCTCCTCGTCGTCGTCCTCTTCTTCGTCAGGAGCAACCACCTGAGGCGCAGGCGCAGGGTCTGGCTTCGCAAACGGATCGTTCGCATCGCGTTTCGCAAGTGCCGCCAATGAGTAGTACTGCTGCTGCACCATCGGTGATTCGCCGCCCTCAACCGGCCCGAGCGCGTAGTACCGCTTCCGTGCCTCGTTGGGAGACATGCCGCCCGATCCGATGCCGTCCTGAGCCGCCTTGGACTTTGCCGTGGCGTCCATCCAGATCAGATCGTCTGGGTCAAACTCGGTGCCGTAGCTGTTCCCGAACTGCTTACCCAGACCAAGCCCGTCATCCAGCACCGTTTCCATCTGCAGGAAGTGTGGATGCAGACACTGCGAGTAATGCTTCTGGATCACCGGCTCGATGTTGGCGTACGGCGGCGGCGGACCGACGTTGATCAGATACGGATCCACCCCGTACGCGGAACAGACCGTCCGCGCCGTCATCTCCAACTGCTCAACCAGTTGCAGATCCACCGCGTTCCAGGCCATGCCCTCATACTTGAGCCCGTCACCGAGCACAGCCACTTTGCCCACGTTGTCGCCGGTAAAGTTCGTGTCCCAGTATTCCTTGAGCCGCTTGGCCGTCTCGTCGTTGATGTTCCCTGGCGCCGTCAGGACACCACCTGGAATCGACCCGTTGGAGAACAGCTTGCTGCTGTTGTTCTGGATCGCGATTCCCTGCCGCGCCGACAGCGCACACGCAAAGATCGGAGACAGACCCACCAGCGGATGGAACAGGCAGTTCATCCGGTCGTGGATCATCTCACTCGCCGGCACCAGCACGACTTCTTTTGGCAACCCGCTGAGATCGTCGCGCTTCAATTCGTAGTAGACCGCACCATCCTGTGTGACCATCGGCGTCACGCGGGTCGGGTCCAGCACGTACATCGCGACGACGACGTTGCGGAGATCGCGCTGCTTGAGCACGTACGCGTTGCCGCTATTCAGCTTCGACGCCGTCCACGTCTCTTTGAATTGCACCGCATTCTGGTACCGATTCGGCCGGCGCAGGACTGGCGAATAGGCAGGGTTCTCGATCGGATTCCAGATCCCGTTGGCGTCCTCTTCTACGAGGCGCAACGCCACCTTCCCGGTGTCGTTCATGATGCGAGTCGTACAGGCAAACACGGCACTGAACGACAGTGCCGTATCCATCCTGATTTCATCATTTCTCTGCCACGCCCCGGTATACGGCTCACGAATAGAGATCGGCCACCACCCGCCCCTGCCGCTCAGTGGCTGCAGCACAGGCGCGGCCTTCGTGCCGACCTCAATCGTTTTGCCGAAGATCTGGAGACCGAAGTGCATCAGCTACTTCTTAGCGCGACGGCCATTCTTCGGCTGGCGCCGCGGCTTGTCCGCAGGCAACTGTTCTGCCGTCGGCGGAAGCACGCTGTCTTCCGTGACGACGTCGGGATTGAGATCCGACGTCTTCGGAGCTTCCTGGTTGTATTCCTGAACAAACCCGGTGACACCCGGCTTCGTCTTCGGCGCATTAATGCCCATCGGTTTCACTGGTGCCATGACTGGTCTCCTTCTGCTGCTTCAGGACTTTGTTCTTGGGAAGGTCGAGACGGACGAACCCAGCCAGGATCATGGCGTCCAACATGGCCGCTGAATCCGGGATGAACTTAATCGTCTCGCCGTTAAACGGTGAGCGCAGTGTGATGACTTGGCTGGTATCCGTGGCGTCCAATGTGATTCAGCTGTT